AGCTTGCCAATAAAGTCGCTGGTGCGCTTGGTCTCCTCGCGGATACGCCGCATCGTGTCAGACCAACTCAGGTCCTTCGCAGTCACCTGTGCGCGAATTGTCGCAATGCGTGTGCCCATAGCTCATACTTCACTGGTAACGGGCATCAGACCACCGCAGGCGCGTCCGTGATCGGCCCCAGCCACTCGCCCTCGGGCCCGGTCTCTTTCTTCCAATCCTCGAGCCTGCCGGCAGCCTGCAAAGCGAGAAACCGCTGCTTGACGCGCTCCGCACGCATCATGCGTGCCATGACAACGTCCGCACGCTTCTGCTCATGAATGGCAGTTTGATCAGCGTCCCAATCGCGAGGCGGGAACAGCACCAGTTTCTCGATGTCTGGCACCTTCTTGGCGTGGGGAGCCATCGCGACCTGTGCGATCGACGCAAACAGCAGATCGAGCCTGCGTGCTCCCAGAGGCCCGTGCGTGGCTTCCCAGACCTGCCACATCTCCAGCTCGTCGTCGTCCATCTCCCGCAGCAACACGCCCAAGGGCGTCTGCAGGTGCTCGGCCAGCCTCATTACGAACTGGAGCTGCTCTGAGTACTGGAGCCTTTTCCCAAGGCTGCCCTCTGAGCGTCTACGGCGCCCATCGCGGCACGCGTGATGTACCCGATGGCGACGATGGGCACAAACGCCAACACCTGCAGCATGCCAACGAACAGGTCCTGCGAAGCCTGGGGCCATTCCTTGTTGGGAAGCGGAGCGCCGTCTGGCAGTGCAACGTCCTCTCGTGGTCGGAAGATCGGCGTGTTGTTCTCGTCGACCGCGATTGACGCAACCTGCAAGGCCGCTCGAATGATCTGCTGGTCGCGGGCGTCAACCGTTGCCTTGGCATCACCCTCGGCCTTGGGCTCGGTGTCAGTCCGCTGAGCGTACCAGTCGATGAACTTGGCCTCGTCACGCTCGATCGACACGAGCTCAGAGAACGACAGCACGCGAACGTGCAGCCCTTCCGGCACGCCTTCTCCAACCACGGGCGTGAGTTGCCGCAACGATTTCCCGCTCGCGATGGAACGGAGAATCGAGGATGCGGACGTCGGAGACGATTCGGTCTGGTTGTTGGCGGAGGTCATAGGAAAGGGACGCCCGCCCTGCAGAGCGAGCGCCCCGACTAAAAAAAAGTTTGCCGTTATGCGGGGAACGTGTACGTCGGATCCGCAGTGACCTGAAAGCCAAACTTGAACTTGAGGATGCCCGAGCCGTCACCCATCGGGTCCATCGTGACGTGCGTCACGTAGCCAGCCAATACCAAACTGGCCTGAGCATCAGCAGGATCGGTCGAGTCCCACTTGATGCGGAGCAGCGCCGGCTTAAACGCCTTGGTCGTGCCGTCGATGCCGTGCAAAGCCTGCAACGCCGCGATACCAGTTTCGTTGTACTTGACGGTCGCCTCGAACAGCCCAAGCGTCATGTGCGTGGGGTTGAATGTCTTGAGCCGAGCGGCATCGCTCACGCACAAAGTTTCTTCACCCTCAGTCCGCTTTTCCGGCAACGTATCGATGCTCAGAATACATCCAACACTTGCGTACGTGGGCGAGCCAACGTCTGAAGCAAGTTCGACCGTGACTCGGTTGGCAGGTGGGGCAAAGACTTGAGGCATGACCGATCTCCTGGCTGCTGTGTGCTAATCCGTACCGCTGCATACTTCCCTGCAACCATGCGGAAAGCAAGCGTGCCGATCACTCCTGGTAGAGCATCGCCTCCATCGTGAGTTTCACCATGTGCCCCATGTCGTCGCTGGCGTCGTCGAGGAAAGCCCGGTCATAGTCATACCCGGCCTGCTTCCAGCGGCTCACGTGCGGCGTTGTCGCACACTCGAGCAGTTGGAGCACCATCAAGGCCATGTCCGCGACCTCCTGATAGTCGCGAGCGCAGCAGTAGATCTCGACCATGTAACGCACTGCAGCCAGACCACCCTTGTCGGAGTTGGGATCCTTCGAAACGCAGTACTCGGGCAGCCTGCTTGCAATCGAGATGGCGATATACGGAGCAGGTGTGTCTTGGGTCATGTGCCCAAGGATCACCTTGAGCTGCTCGCCCGCATCGGCGCCGGGAGCGATTGGGTTGTTCATATCCGGCGACAGCATGATTCGCAGCACCGGGTGTGCCTTGATCAATTCGAGCGCGTCACGCTCCGGACCTGCAGCGATCATCACCTTGCCCGCGAGCGCTGATGGTGGGTATGTCATGGCTCATACTTGCAGGATGGGCCGCCCGTGGCAATCAGACCATTTACCCAGCATCTGCAGCAGGAGCTGCCGCCGTGTTTGCACCCTCGATGGCGTCGCCGATGATCGAGAGCATCTTCTGCTCAACCGCCGGCCCAGCCTGCGCCGCAGCCTTCTCCATAAACTTGGAACCCATGAAGCCCGGATGCGGGATCATCGACTTGGTCTTGTTGATGAAGAAACCGCCAGCGACTGATCTGGGATTCCAGCCCGTCACAATCAAGTGCGGGCGAACGCCTCCGGACACCAATTGCGAGATCTTCTCGGGCTTTTCCAGCGTCATCACCGGGAAGCGCTTGCCCTTGGTCCGCCGCACATATGCCCAGTAGCGTGTGCCATTGACGCGAGGCCCCACAATGGCAACTCGCTGGGCCCGAACGTCACCATTGACCACGCGTCTATACGTCTTCTCGCGTACACCCAGGCTACGGAGCAACGTGCGAGAATCGACATTCACCGTGCTCTTGGATGCGTTGCGGACGAGCCTGCCGCCGACACTCACAGCCCTGGCGATTGCCTTTTTGGCGACGTTGCGGTCCCGCCGCTCGAGCTCCGCAAGCGCTTCGGCCATGCCGCTCACGTTGAGGTCCATCACAACATGCTTGCGCCAATCTGCGTGCCGCTTTGCCATGGTGGTGTCTCAAGTAATTGGGAGATTGGAAATCTCGCCGCTGGTGTTCGGTTCTGGACCGCCGCCGATGGTTGACCCATCACCAAGCGTTTCTGCGGGTGCGTTGCCGACAGACACACAGACAAACGTGCTATATCCTGCCCTGCGTTCGCTCTGGTGATCGCTCTCGGAAATGTTCAAGATCTGCCCGCGCCAAAGAAATCTGTACTGCGTGCTGATTGTTGGCTCGTGCCACATTCGCACGTCGTACACCTTCCGGGAGGTCTTTGATGTCGCAGCAAACTGCGCGGCCTCTTCGTTCTCGCTGTTCCTTGCAACGATGCTCACATAACGCTGCGAGGCCGCAATGCTCTCGGGCGTGCCGCCCGAAACAAGATCGTCCCAGGTCGTGTCCTGCTTTCCAGAAAATCGTGTCGCAGACGGCCGCTGCACGCGCACGATCTCATCAAACTGCCCCGCTCCACGCGGGCCAAAGTCCTGACTGCCTCGCCTTGGTCTGCTGATGGGCATGGGTTATTCGCCGCGGGCAAGCCGCTGAATCACTCTTGGATCAACACGTCAGCCGTGTTCGCCGTGATGGCCTGGCATACGCACGGGTGCCAGACGTTTGGAGCGAGCTCGCCGCTGAGGAAAGCGAACGTCGTGCCGTCAACCATTGTCACCGTCACAGCCGTATTCGCCGTGAGCAGGATCATCTTCGAAACAAACGGCAGGTCAGTAGACGCACCAGCAGCGAAGCGGGCAAACCTCTTGCCAGTTGCAAGCCGACCCTCTTCGACGTTCCCGTGTTTCCAAGTTGGTGCTGGCATAGCTCACTCCGCAGTTCGTTTCGTGCTCGTGCTTGGTGGCTCAAGACTGGGGCCCGGTCTGCCACCTTGACCGGGCCCCACAAGTTCCTCGCGTCACACGCCCAATTACGCCGTGCCCAGCACAGGCGCGTTGAGACGCTTGTGCGTCGTCGTCGACTGCACCGTGTACGGCAGTCTGCTTGCGTTGTACAAGAACGTGCGTGACGACTCCGCAACCGTGGTCGCGCCCGCTCGCACGATCTCAAACTGCACGAACTGATACGGGCAGTTTTCGATATCCAAACGCAGCAGATCGCCGTTGGCCGCACCCTGCGTCTTGCTGCCCGCGATGGTGGTGGTGAGCGCCGTGGCGCCCGTGTACTGACCCGCAGCAAACGTGCCGTCGCTGGGGCGGGTGTTGCTGCCGTAGGCCTGCACGAAGTTGCCGGCGTTGATCGTCGCGATGACCGTGCTGAATGCGATGCCGCGAGCACCAAGTGCGCCAAGGTCGTAGATCGGAGTCTTCAGTGCCGACGTGCCCGTGGCGGTATACACAATACTTGCCCGCTCTTCAACCTGTTCTGTGAGAAATCCCTGCTGATTCATGACTGTGCTCCTGGCGAATGTCGCCGCTGTTCCTGCTTCATCCGCACGCCACTGCGCACGGCACTCGTCGCATACTTCACTGGCTACGCCCGCAAGTCAAAGCAGCACAGACTACAGCGGCGTAAGGTCAAGCTGGTGCGTGAGCGCTCGCACGTTGCTGGCGAGGTCCGCCGGCACGTCCCAATTGGTCGACTCCGGCCGCTCGAAGTAATACGCCACGAGCATCAGGATCGCTTGCCGCAGCCGCTGATCGACCGCCGTGTCCACTCCAACCGCAGCGCCCGCGATGTAATCGACCTTGACCGCGTCCCACTGCGGCCCCTTGCCCGCATACAGCACGGGCATCGTCACGTTAAACGCCGGCATGAGATGGCTCTGCCCGCTCGTGCTCACCGCCAGCTCGTACTGATCGCTCGCGAGCGTTGCATACGCGCCGTCACTCGACCTGCGGTACTGCACCTGCGAGATGGTGATCACGGGCCCAAAGGGCAGCCGCAGCGTCTTCGAAAACGATCCGTTGTTGTCGACCTCGAGCCACGCGCAGTGCTTCAGCGTGAATGACGCCCGCATGATCGATCGCTGTGTCAGATGCTCAACCTGCTGGCGAGCAACCGTGATCAGCATGGAGATCATCGAGTCCTTGTCGGTATTGGTGTACCGCAGGTGGTTCTTGGCCTCGGCTGTGGTCACAGGCTCGGACGGCTCGGTCGCGAGCGTTGGCCCTGGAGCGATGTGAGGAACCCACTGAGTTGGCGTGCTGCGATTCATACTGGCATACTTGCGCCACAGAGCAGCAAGAGCAAGAAAAAACCCCGCCCCGCCTGTCGTGACGTCCAGGGCGGAGCGGGGGCTCGGGGGGGGCTTGATTGTCCAACGACACACGGCTTACGCCGCGATCATTAGTTCTTCGTACGCAGCGCAGCGATCGGACGCGTCGCCGCGCTCGTGCTTGCGTTGTTGTACTTGCCGCCCATGCGGCGGTAGCCACGGAAGAACGTGCAGTCGCTGTCTGCCGCTTCCTTGAGCTCGGTGAAGCGCTTGATGATGGTGTCCATCACTTCGCGGTACACGTAGGTGCTGAAGTCGCCGTAGAGCGCGATGATGCGGCCTGCAGTGATCGACGCACCCGTGCCCACCGTGCCCAGCGAGCATGCCGCCGCCGCGGGAGTGGGGGGGAGTGACACCGTATCGCCCAGGCTCGTGAGCATGCCCCATTGCTGGCCATGGATCACGCGCTTGATGGGGTCTGCGGAGTTCTGGTAGAGCGGCTGCCCGTCCGAACCCTTCAGCTTGAGCAGGCGGTTGGTCACCATTTCAGGGCTAAAGGCGAACTTGCAGGACGGGTTGAGCTTGTACGCATCGCCGACGCTGCCCATCAGGTTGGCAAGGTCGTCATCGACAAACGATGTCGAGTTGATGGTGTCGACAACGTGCCCTGCGCTGCACAACTCAGTCACGAGGCCCAGCGGAGCATTGGCGCCAGCGCCGTACACCGTGAACTGTGCCGTGAGTGCGTCAAACATCTGCGCGATGGCCTTGGTCAGCTCAGGAATCAGCGGGTAGCTGGAATCCTGGAGCAGCTCATTGCTCACCGGGTAGTAGTTCGTGATGGCCTTGTAGGTTGCGATCTCGTTCGCACCCCACGCCAGCGTGTCCTGCGTGGTGTCGCTCTGAGCCTCACCCACGAACCGCGCCACCTTGGACGAATAGTCCACGTATGGCAGTGTGAGCGGAGCGCCGGAACTGGACACGACGACCTGGCAGCCCAGCTCCTTGAGGCTGGTGAACATCGCACGCGCGACGTTGATCTGCTGGGCCATCATGGGCGACACGAGCACGGCGCCGTCCGCGAGCGTGTACGAATCCGCAGCACGCGTGTGGGTCTTGCGACGCTGCACAAGCACGCCGCGGAGCTCATCGTCCATGCCGTGGAAGCCCAACCGCAGGAACTGCTCCTCAGCCTGGTGCAGGACCTTGTCTTGCTCGCTGAAGTCGCCGTCGCGACGGGGGGTCTGCCGGATCGACGGATCGCGGCTGGGCTGTGCCGAGCGGGTCATTCGGCCATCGTGCTGGCTGCGCTGCTCGTTGGGATCTGCAAGATCGCCCGCATCGTCCTGGGGATTGCTCAGGCGAGCGTTCGCCATGCGGCGAGCAATCGACTCAAGCTCAACGAGTTTCTTGAACTCTTCGCTGTTGCGGAGCTGCTCAGCCTCGGTCAAGTACTGATCGATCTTCTTGGTCTGCTCGGCCTCGAGATGGCCATTGCCGATTGATCGCGTGATGCCGTCGGCCTTGCCCACGAGCTCCTCGTGCTTGGCGCGAAGTTCCGCGAGACGCTGTTTCTGTTCATTGGTCAACATGGGATAACTCCAAAGATCATCCGACACGCTGGCGAGCCACGGCATGCAATCCGGGAACACTGAAGACCTGCCGCGTCTCTGCTTCGCCCGTTGCAACTGGTGTACTCACCATCGCCCGTGCTCACATCCGCGCACCAGCCCATCAGGCCCATGCCCTGTGAACTCGGCTGCGGCGTTCTCCGGCTCCTGGCCTTCGAAACGCTGCTCACCGCACAAGGCTGCCTCCACGCACACGCCAGGCGTGCACGTTCGCATACTTCACTGGCCAGCACGGAGAATCAACCCGCAGCACAAAGACCGATCAGAGCGCGGAATTCATCGCAGCCTTGGCAGCCTCAACACGTGCAATCGCGCTGGCAGACTGCACCCGCCGCAGCATCGCAGCGATCGCGTTCTTTTCCTCCGCGTCGCACCGCTCGACCACGCTCGCCCGCACCCACTCGGGAACATGAGCAAGCCGTGCCGCCAACGCCTCCGCAGACCGCATCGACCGCTGCCCGGGCTCCTTGGAGTCCTCGATGTCCACGGTCGTGGTCGGGTAGGCAGGCCAGACGCACGGACTCACGTCGGAGATATCCGCCTCGATGATCGTCCGCTTGCACACCCGAACCTTGCGCTGGGCGCCGACCGCGTCGGCTTCCATGCGATCAAAGCACTCCTCGCGGTCTGAGGCGGGGAAAAAACGGAACGACGAGCCCTTGATGTTGCCGTGCCGGATGTTCTCTGCGAGGTCCAGCCCCTCGGTCGTCTTGGCGAGCGTTGCCTTGTACCGCAGGCCCGTCTGATCCTCCACCAGTTCGAGCGTCTCGCCCGAGCGGCGAGCCACGATGCGGCCCCACTCGTGCTCCACCACGCACGCAACGTCATCGCCGCGGGCAAGGCTCTTGGTGAACGCCCCACGCTGAATGACCTCCTCGTAGACCATGTCGTCCCAGCGAAACAGCTCCGTGACAACGTCAAACACCGCCGCGTAGCCTGCGATGGTTTCGCCCTTGGACGCCAGATCACCGGATGAACCGCCACCAACGATCGCAGCATCGCCTTCGGAGCGACTGATTGTGATCGGCATGGACCGTGGTGCGTACCGCCGCTCGAGTTGTCTGGTTGGAAGTTTCATGATCACCCTTTCGTACTACTCGTCAACCCCTACTCGTCAACATTGGTCACGCGCACCGCCAGCTCGTCAAGGACCTGCTCTGCCCGGCGTTGTGCCTCCTGAGCGATGCGGACATCGTCCCAGGGCTTTTCCATCTGCTCGGACGCGTGCATCTGGCTTGACAGGCGATAGAGCTCGCTCATGCGGCTCAGCGCGCCACCCATATCAGCCTTGAGATTCGCTGCCTTATTGCCGCTCCGCGAAACCAATTCACCCAGGACGCGCTCGACACTGCCCGCAACCGGCTCCAACGCGTTGCGAGCGGCCTCTCCACTGCCAGCAACCACTTCGTTGGCACGCCGCGCGAAGTCGCCGGGCGAGCCGTAGTTTCCGTTCTTGTCGCGAGCACGGGCGAGGCGGTCACGCTCCACCCGCAGCGTGTTGGTGAACAAGGCCGACACCATCGGAGCAAATCCGCGAACCACGCCGCGAACCACATCGGCATCCACCACGCCCCCCGCACCAGCCCTAGCCGCAGCGCCTTCTGTGCCACCCTGCGATGGTGTCTTGGTCGCACCTGCCGGATCGCGAGCGCCGTCCTTGATGGCCCGGGCACTGGTGACCTCGTGCAGCAGGCTCGCCGGCACACGGTTGGCGTCGTACGTGGTTTCGTTGGCGATCTTGTCGCTGAGGGGCATCCAGCCCTCGAGGCCGCGTGCCTGGTTCACAGACATCATGCCCGTACGAATCCAGATCTCCTCAGCCGCTGCCCGGTCTTTCATGGCGCCGCGTGTCAATTCCCACGGGTCCATAACCACCCGCAGCGGAGCGCCGTCAACCAATTCGCCATCCACCAGCATCGACAACTCGCCCTCGATGCGGGCTCGCATGGGGCCAAGGCACTCCGTGCTGTAGGCAACGTCCTGGGCCTCGATGTTGTTATTCGTGCTGCGGGAGAGGTCGCCAATCTTGTGGGGCGGCACGCGGAACAGTGCACAGATCTCCGCGGGCGACTTGTCGAGAATTTCCTGCACCTGCGACGTTGAGAGGTCCAGAGCGTGCGTTTCGATCGTGACGCCGCGATCGAGCACCGCCGGCGTGCCCATGTTCTTCCCGGACTGGCGAGCCATGAACGCCGCGCGGGCCTCCGCCTTCTGCTCGGGAGAGAGTGAGACCGTGGGCGGATAGATCAGCGACACCAGCGGCTTGCAGTAGTTCTCGAAGAACGTCGACACAAAGTCCGTGATGGCCGCGGGCTTCTTGAGCGTGGTCCTCGAGTGAATCCGCCGCCAGTCCATGCCCACAATGCCGTCGCTCGAAAGATTGTGCAGGTGCAGAATCGCGTCCCGCGTCATGCCAAGCGCGGGCTTCCCGCTGCGGCCCATCTCCCAGCAGTCATAAAGCAGTTTGTTGGTGAGCTCGTCGCGGTAGACCTCGACCGAATCCGTGGGGATCGGCCAGAGAGCCTTGACACGCCGCATGCGGCTGTTTTCGATCTCTGCAAAAGAGTCCATGCGAAACAGCATGTTCCACACCTGGCACTCCCAGAACGAGTACGAACTCATTTCCCCGTTCGCCCGCCAATTGATCACTTGGTTGAGCGGGTGCGAGATCGCCTGATACAGCCCGGGCCCGGCCTCACGCACGACAGAAAACTCATGCCGTGCTGTGTCTTCCGACACGACCTTGAGGCACGCCCACACGGTTGAGATGGCAAGCGCACGCGACTCGCTCACGCCCGACAGCCCGCCGGCATCAGTCAGTCCAAGCCACTCGAGCTCCGCCTTGCTGGCGTTGCGCGACCAGTTGTCGCGGCCGACGATCGGGGGCGTTGTGACACGCGCACGCTTTGCACTGGACAGGAACGCGTCGATAACGCCCAGCGTCTTGCCCGCTGCGGTCCCGGCTCGTGATGCAACACCGCGCACAGCACTCATGCTGCATACTTGCACCCCACGAGCATTTGTGCAAGTGGCATGTGTGCAAGTGCCTGCACCACGCCACGCGCCAAGTATGCAAGGCAGTGACGTCCGCACATCGCACACCATTCTCCAAGCCATGGCAGCTTCGTATGTCATGGGATGGTCCTCATGACGAGCCGGGCCTGCAAGGGCCTCCGGTGTGGCGCGAACAGGATGCCAAGTGTCTCAAAGAAGGCTTCTGGTTCTCCAAAGCCCACGCCGATCACGCCGAGAGCGTTGCACGCTTTGTCATCACCAAACGGGGCGATCCGATCGTGCTCGCGGATTACCAGCGCGCGTTTCTTCGCCGCATCTACGGATGGCAGTGCCCGGCGCAGATTGCGTGGGATTCGCTCGGCCTGGAAGGCAAAGCCCAGCAGCTCTTTGCAATCCGCAGGTATAAGGCCGCAAGCCTGTGGTGCTCCAAGGGCAACGGCAAGACGCCCACCGCCGCGATGATCGGGCTTGAGATGCTCTCGATGGAGAACGAGCCGCAGGCCCACATCGAGATCATGGCCAACACCGCCGATCAGGCCGCCGACCTGACCTTTGGCGATATGAAAAAAATGATTGAGGGCAGCCCGGCTCTCAACGCTCAGATCATGCTGACGAGCGAGTCGATCTTTCACCCGGCGAGCAGCTCGCGGGCACGGGTGCTGCCCGTCAAGGAATCCAGCCTGCACGGCCTGCGCCCGTTTCTGATGGCCTATGACGAGGTCCACACGTTCAACAAGCGCAGCGTGTACTCCGCAACCCAGCGCGGCCTCAAGAAAATACCCAACTCGCTCGAGCTGATCACCAGCAGCCTGGGAACAAACCACCTGCTGTTCGGCATGCAGATGTTCGAAGCGGACGAAAAACTGTGGGACGGCTCGATCGAGGACCCGCGCCGCCTTGTGCTGGCGTTCTACAACGATCCCGCCAACAACGACTGGAAAGACCCAAAACTGTGGGCGGAGATGAATCCCGCGTGGGGCCTGCCGTGGGGTCCCAAAGAGGTCGAGATGCGTGCCGACATGGTCCGCATGCTCAGCGATCCAGGGGGAGAGCCAGACTTTCGCGTGCTGCACGTGGGGCAGAAACTCAAGGACGCCGTCGCGGCGATCAAGTCGCAGCTGTGGAAAGACGCAGACCACACGCTTCGCGAGCCCGGTGTGCCATACCCAACGATCCAGACGCTGGTCAACGCCAAGGCCGAGTGGTTCTTTGGGCTGGACATGTCGCTCACCAACGACATCACCGCGTTCGTCGCGCTGGCCAAGCTGCCCAACGGCATGCACTACGTGTATCCGTTCCTCTACGCTCCCGAAGAATGCCTTGCGTACAACGGCATCGAGCACCGCGTCGATTACGAAGCATGGGCCAAGGCCGGACACCTGCTCAAGAGCCCGGGCACTCAGATCGAAACCGGGCAGATGGTCGCCGACGCCGCGGCCTTCCACAAACAGTGCGGGGGCTTCACCATGGGCCATGGCGATCCGAACTATGCCCGCGAGGCCCTCCAGCAGCTTCAGGACTCGCACAACATTCCCACCGCCCGCGTGGCGCAGAACTCAAACACCTACACGCCGGCAGCCGCGAAGCTCCAGGAACTGCTGATCTCCCGCAAGATCATCCACCCGGGCAACCCGGTGCTCAATTGGATGGCGTCTAACTTGACATACATCAAGAGCCGCCACGGCATCATGATCCGCAAGTACGGACAGAAGGGATCGGACGGCTCGGGCGGTGAGCGCCGGTACAAGATCGACGGCATGGCAGCACTGCTCATGGCCCTGCAAGCCAGCGTGATCACGCCCAGCGCACCGCCCTTTGACTTCAACGCGTCGCTTGAGGGGATGTTTGGGTGATTCGCTTGGCGATCAACGACAGCGCACGCCGCGCTCGCCACTTGAAGTATCGCCACGCCCGCGTGCGAATGCGGGTCGGGCCCGCACTAAACACCTTCTTGGCGGTCATGTCCTTGCGAAGTTTCTGCACGCCCTCGAGCAGCGTGCCGACCCAGCCGAATCCGCGCCGCTGCGATAACTGCTTGAGCGCGACGTTGCACCCGCACTTGTCCAGCGTTTCCCCGCGCCAGCGGCGAACCGTCACCACCCAGCGCAGTGGCTCGGGCACGCCGTACCACCGCAGGCTGATCGGGAACCACCACGGCGCCCACTGCGTCACCATGTCCTCATCCGCCCCCCCCGTTCCACCATCAACGGGATGCCGACCCAGCGGGCACGCCCCGTTGCCGGCACAGATCCAAGCGACCTCATCACCGGCAACGCCGGTCGTTGGCTCAAAGCCCGCGGGGCGAGCACTCGTGCCTGGCTCGTCCTCGCCCATCTGCATGCACGCGGGCAGCTGCGGAGCGAGCATGCACCGCTTGCCGTCGCGAGACACCACCGGGCAGGCAAAGCACATCGCACGCCGCGTTCGCTCGAGCTGGACAAGCGTGATCTTGCGGGCGTGCTTTTCCTTGTTGATCCGCTTGGCAGCCTCGACGATCGCGGCTTGATCGGGCTTCTGGCTGGCGGGGATCACCACAGGATCAGTTGCGGCAACAGGCACGCTCACGAGGTCGATCAGCTTCGCAGGTCTGGCGTCCCAAATTGAGACAGCGATACCAGCCGCCGCCTCGAGGACCGGGCCCATGCGACGGACATCGTGGGGGTCTGGTGCGTGCGTCTTTTTCTCTTCGCCAGATCCGCTCGCCGAGAACTCATGGCCTTGTTCATGCGAGAACTGCTCGCGTGGAACGCCCGCCTTCAATGGCCCAGCCGTCACGTTCGCACCACACCCGCAGCCCATCAGAAACCTCCTCCCGCCGAATCAGGATCAAACACCGGAGCCCCCGCCCCAGAACCAGCCATGAGCGGCGCCATCTCCTCGCCGGGCGGGGGTTCGCAGGATGGATCACTGCAGATCTCATCGAGCGGACCGACCAAGCCCTCGGTCGCTTCGAGGCATTCGCCGTTGTACGCAAAGCAGGTGTTGTCGCTGAGGCAGCCCTCTTCGTCCTCGACGATGAACTCCCACTCTGCGACCTGCGCCGTTGTCGTCGACGCCGACGTTTCACAAACGCCAATGATCTCACTTTCACACTGACTTCCCGGGCAATACCAGCCCGCGGTATATGGCCGCGTTGTGGACGATGTGCTTGTGTGCCAACTGCCAGACCTGCACGACCTGTAGCACGACCACGAGTAATTGATCTCCGATGAGTAGCACGGGTACGCATCAAGATTGCAGTCTGCACACCCAGGACTTCCGCAATCCAGCGGATCGGGTGTGCAACCGCCAACACCGGGCCCCGCCCTGGAAACAAAGTCACCTGTGCATGTGAATGGGAGGCATGTGTGCGGCCTTGTCGCGTTGCAAAAACTTCTCCCGCCCGGAATGATCGACCTTGCAGTACAGCCGCCCGTCGTTGTTACCCCACAACCAGCCGGATACGTTCCCGGCCCGGGCGCCGGTACGCCAGTACCAGAACGAGTCATCGTGTTGAGTGTTGTTGCAATGCACGGAGAACCAACCGGGCAAGTGGCTCGCCATCGACACTCTGAGATTTCCGTCCACGAGTCGTTGATTGTGATAACCCAAGGAGGCTCGGCGAAGTGACAACCGGTTTCGTCTGCGAACCACAGACCAACCCTTGCTGCATAATTGATAAACGAGTACGTCGAAATGAATCTTGCCTGCCGACCTAAGTTGCAACACACCGAGTTCTGCGGATTGCTGGGGATGTCGCCCACAAGACAGGCCTTGGACGGATACCAACGCAGGCAGCACTCCGAGCACGCGGGGCACTGCCCAGCCGTCTGTGCGGCGCTGCAGGTCGCATAGGGCAAACACGTCACTTCCGTGTTGTCGATGACGACAGGCCTGCCCGTCGCCTCCGCCTCTGCAAGCGTGAACGTGTCGCTCGTGCCTAGCGGGAGATAGCACTTGCCCCGCCACTTGAGCACCGTTGAGGACGAACCGGGAGCGCCCACGCAATCATCAAACACGTCGGTCCTGAAGTACACTTCTTTGCACTGGTTGCAGCAACTGAGGTGCTTGCGGTACAAGACCTCGGTGTCTGTGGTGCAGCACTGGCAAATCTTCACCTTGCCCGCGGCAGTGATCAGGACCTTGCCGGCAGCGTTGATTTTGATCTGGCCATCAGCCACCTACGGGCACTCCTCGGTTACTTGTTGCACCGCAGCCTCCCACAATACGATGTTTCCGGTCAAGTCTCGGAATGCAAGGCCTTCAACGCCTAGAGCGTTTGGTACTTGATACTCAACGTTGGGTGTCCATCCCTTGCGCTGTGGCTGAGCCGTCGACAGTGTCGCGTCTGTTCGAAGGTCTTTCAGTGTGAACGTCCACGAGCACGTCGAGCCGCCGCCGCCAGCCGCCCCGCCGTCTTTCACGCACTTGACGAAAAACCCGTGCATGCCGTGCGGGAAACGATCTGTGCCGTTTTTTGGGTCTGCCTGCTGAGCAAACTGCACCTTGCGGAGCGACAACTGCAATCGCAGTGCGTTCCCCGGCTTTGCGATCATGATGCGGTTTTGTTGTGCCATGTCAAATCCAGCTGTACGGAGAGAACGGAACCAACGTCACAGGTCGCTTGAACGTGTGCAGAAATGGCGTCGCCGTGGGACTGGCTACAAGATCAATCACGGCTCCGGCAGCGTTAAGCGGCATGGGAAGCCTGGGCACGTCGCCATTAATCACGATGTTCTTCTTTTGACCGCCCACGATCTGGTTGTACCCAAACGAGTACAGCTCGACCTCGTCGCCGTATTCCTCGGGATAGAAGCGGAACGCAAATCGGACGACCGGAAACTCAACGTTGTTTCGTAAATCTTTGCCGACGCCGTCGATCCACATCACGGATCTGCGCGGCTGGATGATCTGCCCGTTCGCCCCTCCGATCCGCATGATCGTGTATGTGTCGCTGTTGCCGTATACCCGTCGGTTGGCGCCGTCTGTCATCTGCTCGCGAACGAGCTCGTAGATCAGCGAGTTGGGATTGATGTTTCTGGTGTACCGAAGCTCGCCATCAACCCGCAGGTATGTGGGCTGATTCTCAAACGGATCGCCCGCCGTGTTTGCCACTGTCTTGGGCGTGCTTGAAAAATCCACGTCCATCGGCACGTCGTAGGCGTTGGAAATCCACTCCCAACTAGGGTTGTCGTTCCACGGAACCTCATCGACCGGGCCATAGGTCTGCGTTTTGTACGTAATGCGAACGATCCACACGAACCCATGCGTGTCGTTGTTGAGGCGGCTGATCTGTCGCTCATACACCTTCAGGTTGTCAAAGTCCGTGAGCGATAGACCAAGCGGATAGTTGGTCGAGGCCCATGTCCATACGTCCAAACGAGTGAGCGCCGCACCTGCGTCATCGGTCACTTTGTAGACATGCGTGACCGATGACCCGTCCGGGCTTTCAACCAGCACATCATCATCGACAAGCTGCTGCGAGACAATCGCCATGCTGCATACTTGGCCCTACAGCACAGCCAAGCAACCGCCTCTACAGACCCGCACCAACGCCGCAGCTCACGACATTCCGCGAGCGACCGGATACAGGCACGGCGCCGCCCTGCAACGCAAGGTCGAGCTCTGCCGCACCAAACCAAGTGCCGCCAGCGGAGTTGGGGTGGATGCCGTCTGCTGTGTACGTCGAACGAATCGTGTCAACGTTGGGCTGCAACTCGCGCACCTTTGCGTGCAAGTCCATGTACACGAGGTCTCGCGGGCTTTCGGCGTACAACTCGCGGAAGCACGTATCGAGCGCGGTGTACAAAGGCTCGTCGCCCGCGCCCCACGCGCCGTCGCCTGTCGCCTTGCACGGCCAGCAACGAACCATCACACCCAAGAACGGCTGAATCGTCGGATCATTCGCTCTCGCCGCGTTGTGCTGCGTTCGGAACCGATTGAGCATCGTTCGGTAGTCAGATTTGAAGTTTCCGAGCGTCGTGCCGTTCCATCCGTCCGGTGCTTGATTCGTGTGGATAGCAAATATGTACGTGTCGTGTTTGAGCAGTTGGATTTCCTGCTGCAAGGCTGCGTTGAGGTAGTATCCCGTGTACACCGGCGACGAGTACGTGTAACCAGTCTCATCCTTGTGGCTCTTGACGTTCCAGCCACCTTCACCGCAGTAGGCAATCTGGATGCCGTCAGTCTTGGACGTATCGCGGATGCCACGCAATACCGCAGCGTGACCCTTGCCGTTCTCGTTCTCGCCCGCGCTTGTGATTGGGTAGCCGGTAATCGTCGTGCGCGAGACTGAGCCACCGTTGAACGTCGGGGTTTCGTGCAAGTACAACGCGGTCGAACCGTTCGCAGCAATCGCGCTCGTGTTTGCCGAAGTGTTGCTCTTGTTGGTGTACCGCAGTAAAAGGCTGCTGCAAGCGTTCGTGTGCTTGATGCCCAACTCCATAAGCCGCAGGTTCGCGTTGCTCGTCATCCAATCCGTGTGCCACGCGGTAGGCAGGAAGTCGTGGTACGGGAGGAACGCGCTATCGGCGGGGTTGGTGGTGAAACGCTGGGCACGCATCGAGCGAATGTGCCAGCCCTGACAGTTCGTAGTTTCAGTTGGGTGTGCTTGGCCCGGCCCGCACCCTTGGCCCGTCGTTGACGCACCAACTTCGATCAGTGAATATCCGTGGTCCGATTGGCTCGTGCCGTTCTGCGTCATCCCCCAAAACGCACACCACTTGTTTGCAAGGCGAGAATCTTTGATCCAACCTTTCTGCGGGTAGATGTTGGCGGGGTTGTGCAGCGAGTCACCGACAAACAGAATGTTCGCTTTCGCGCCCGTTTGCAGCCTCGCCTTAAGAAGATCGCCAGAGAGACAATCGGCCATACCAAGACTCCTGATTCACACTTCACGCCATCAGACGCGCCGAGCCTCCGCCCGGCGCGCCTCTCTGAGAGGAGAGAGAGACAAGACGCCGCTGTTGTGCACTCGTGAATCCCGTTCCGCCGTGGGGACGAGTGCTAGACCACGCGCGAACCACCTGCGGCTGGGCTTCGCGTGGCGGATCGACAACTTAACTACTCATCCGGCTGCATCTGCTGCCGCCAGTACTTGATCAACTCGCCCGCCTCGAACTCGCTGCGCCACGCCCCGCGGCGATTGCGGCTCGCAAGCTCGCCGAACGTGCGGCCCGCCATCTGCGGCTCAAACACCTGCACGTCGTGACGCCCCAGATAATCAACCAGGCTTGGGGGGTGCTGACTCCACTCGGGCGGGAACGCCGTCAAGATCGTGTTGTCGTCGATGATCGCCGCCGCGCTGGGCAGGTAGCCTGCTGGACGATCGTCGCGGACGATCGGGGCCAGGCTCTGGCCAACGGGGGGCGGGTTATACCTTGGCTCATAGATCAGGTTGCCCGAGATGTCCCACGTCTGGTGATTGGGCCCCTGCAGCCAGAACGCCGCGCCCGTGTTCATGTCCAGACCCTCGACCGGATCGCGCCAGATGATGTTGTTTGTGATTCGCACGCCCGCCGCGCGGTTGACACCGATCGAGAGCGAGCGAGGCTCGGGCCCGATGTTGCCGCCGCCGATGACCAGGCTGTTGGTCAGGCTGCCCGCTGCGTCGTCGTCGGCCTCGGCCTGAGCGTGCCCGAATGTCACACCCAGAGGGCCATTGATTGCGACACACCCGTCCGCGTCCTGCTTGCCGCCACGGAACTGCCAAGCCGTTGCCGCCGGCTCGACGCTCACACTGTTGATCCAGCGGACGTTCTCTGAGTTGGACACGCCGTAGTAGTTGTGGCAGTACACGTCACGAGGATCGCCCGCCGGCACGTTCCAACCGTTCTGCTGCAGCACGACCGTGTCCCACACCATGCCATCGACGCACGAGGCAAACGACCCCTGACCGTGCCCGCTCAGGTTGTAGCACCACTTGCTGGCCGAGCGAGAGACAACAACGCGCTTCATCGGGTCGGCCTTGGACTCGCTCTTGAACGCAAACCCGCCCGCAAATGACTTCACCAGCACGTCGCTGACAACGATGTCGTTGCGGCCCTCGCTGCCTCGCCCGTTGAAGTGCACGCCGTCACCGATGCCGTTGCCCTCAAACTCCAGCGAGATAATCCGCACGTTGCCGCAGTAGCCCCGGAACCCATACCCGCCATTGGCGATGATCTTGGGGCGAGGCAGTGCCGGATCGTCATCGGGATCGGCGCCGATGTAGCCTGGCTTGCCGCCGCTGCCAGAGTGGGCCCACGAGCCGTACTGACCCGTCAGATTGCCATGAAACACCTCGCTTCGAGGAATCAGCACCGCCCACGGGCGGTTTGCGTAGACCGCCTCCTGCACCAGCATGTACGCCTTGAGCGGAGTCGCAAGTGCCTGCTCACGTTTGTACCCGCTGTTGCTGTCGCTGCCATAACTGGGCGCAAGCCAGATCCGCACCTGATCACGCCACTTGGGGATCGGATACCACCCGTCCGGGCACGGCCCGCCGTTCATCGCGACCGTGAACGCTTCAAAGTCCTGCGGATCAAAGAGCGAGCCGTCGCCGTTGAAGTCGATTGAGTTGCAGGGCGGGGCGAGCGTGTCGGGCGTCACACCGTCATTCTGCACCGCGCACGGACCCTCACTGCTCACCCGCAGGAATGCCTCGACGTCGCCCTGGTCCACCCAGCCGTCGTTGTTGAAGTCCAGATCGCACTGGGCGTTTGCCTTGGGCGTGACGAAGAACAGCACCACCAGCGTGACGATGATCACCGGAATCCACCACAGGGTTTTGATGCACTCCCATGGCGACGGCTCGTCGCGTAGCTTCGATCTCGATTCTGCCAGTCTCGCCTCATCGATGTGCATTGCGCCTTCGGAAAACGATGTGTTCGAGTTTTTGCAGGCACAGTGGGGGTGTGAGCATGTCATGCGGCATACTTAGGCCGCTTCGCGGGCTGGACAACACGCTCACCGCTTGTCACGAATATGCGCCTCTACCACCCGCATCCGTGTCTCGTGGTCTTTGCGGGCTTCCTCGAGCAGGCCCAGCATCTGGTTCTTGAGCTGGCTGAGCGTCTGCAGGCTTTGGACCTCACTATTCATCTTCTCCATCGCACCGGCGATCTTGTCGACCTGCGTCGACACGTGCCCTATCTGTGCCGGCAGCGACTTGAGCACATCAAGCTCCCGGAGTGATCCACGCATTTCGTCGACGTCACTGCGGACGCCTCCGAGCGATGACTTACTTTCCTGAACGCCGGTTTCGAGCGTCTGCACTTTGGCCTCCAATTCGGCTGCGCGTTCTTCCCCGGTCTGGATTCGCTGCAGGAGCTTGCCGATGTAGATCAGCAGCCCGGCGAATCCGCCGAGCATGCTGATGATCTCGATGAGTTGAATGAGCGTGCCGGTCTCCATGCGTTGCCCCTGTAGAAAAACCTGTGTGAATGTGCCGGCGGACTAGAGCGCCTTGATCGGATCGACGTGCGTGCGTGCGAGGTCCACCAGCTGCGAGGCCTGCGGCCCCTGCCAGTCCTTGACGTCCTTCTTGACCTGATCCCACAGCCCGGGCGGAAGCTTGTCCTTGAGCACCTCGAACGAGTCTGTGATCTTGACCACGGCCGACGCCAGCTCCTTGGCCTTGCGCTCGTTCTCGGCCCGCTGCTGCTCAAGCTCGCGAGCCATCTCCGCGTACTCGTCGCGTTCCTTCTGGCTCTTGGCCGCGTCCGACCGCTTCTTGATCGCCGCCAGCCCGGCGCCGCCGCCTGCCAGCAGCAGCAATGTGTTGATCCCGTCCGCTGCGACACCACCGCCAGGCAGCGCCGAAAGAATTGGTTTGGCGACCGCGAACGCGGACTGCACCCACGCCCACTTTGCGGCATCCGCCTTGGCCTGCCCGTCGATCGCGGCCTTCTCCGCCGCGAGGCCTTCGCCACGCTGGCGAATCTTCTCCTCGGTTGCCTCGTTGCGGGCGTCAATCAAGTCCTGCGTGGTCTTGCGGATCTGTGCGACCTGGGCAGCGAGAGCTTCGTCGCTCAGCGACACCGCGTCCTCGAGCTTGTCGCTTGCCTCCGTGATCTTGGCTCGGGCCTCCTGCTCGATCTGCTTGATCTGCAGTTCCGCATCGGCCTTGGTCGACTCCGCGAAGCGAGCAAACTCACGCCGCTCCTTCGCGGTTCGGCGATCGGCCTCCTTGCTGGCTTTCTCAAGAGCGGCCTGCGCCTCCGCCTTGTCCTTGATTTCAGCCGCCGCGGCCTTGGCCGCGTCACGCTCGGAGGCTGCCTGATCAAGCTCCCGCTTAGTGTCCAGGTCCTCATAGGCCTGCTCGAGCGGCACAGGCTCGCCCGTGAGCACGCTTTTGCGCTTGGACTGGCAGCTGGGTGCGTACACCGCAAGCGTCGCAAGCGCGATCACTGCCGCGATCAGGGCAGCAACACGCACCCATGGTCGCGACAACAGTGCGGGCTTGAGGAGTTCAGTCGGGAGGGTGGGGATAGTGGACATGCGGCATACTTAGACCGCTTCGCGGAACGGGCAAGTCACTCACGCCCGTCTTGCGGCTCGTCGACGATCATGTCACATGTGATCATCTCCGGCGATGTTCTTGGGTAGCATTTCTTCGGCGTCGATACGCGTCGCACCGTCACCGCTCGAGCAGCATCCACCGCCAGCCGCACGCGGTTTGATCGCTCCATGATCTTTGAGAGCCCAACGTAGACCTTTTCTCCGTTCACTTCGAGCTCAATCCACTCAATCCGATCCTCAGACGTTCGCCTTGTCACGATCAACATGCTGCCTCCATGCCTTGCTTGTCTTTGAGTGCCCGTTCTTTCTTCAGAGTCGGATCATGCCGAGCAATCCGATCCCACAGGCTGTCGGGCGGATTCACGCCGTACATCGCCCGGTACACCGCGAGGATCGCTGTCCTGGTCTCTGGAGCCGCAACCATGAACCCGCAGGCCCTGACCGCCTCGATGGCAGCCGAGTGCGACCTCAAGCCGACCGCAGCCGCTACCTCTGGATAACTCATCAAGAACGGCCCCTCGTACAGGCACGCCGCGATGACTCGCCGAGCGTGCAAAATGCGAGTGGTCCTGCCGCTGGACCGCACCACACTGGGCAGCATCGCCAGCGCGGCACAGGCCGAGCAGACTGCCGCTTCGCGGGGAGAGTGCACCAAAATCGGTTCAACAATCGCTCCCATCGCTGGCCTCCTTGCGTTCAGGATTCAACATCTCTTTGAGTCTTGCTTCCATCTTGCCCTTGCGATCAGACCACAATCGCCACTCGTGAGCCGCGCTCTTGCCCGGCTCACACTTCCATTCGTAGTTGATTGCCATCGCTAGGTCTGCAATGCTCGCCGCCCGATCTGCGCGTGCGTTCGCCTCGGCAAGTTGAATGCGGAGCGATTTGATTTCATCCGCAAGTCTTTGTGTTTCAAGCTGCTCAACCGTGTTGGGCTGGTTGCTGTAGTCGGGAGTGTGACGCTTGATTAGGTCAGGGTGTAGCTCAAAAGACGGTTGTTTGTAGTTGTCCCATCCAGTATTGCTCATCACACACGCACCTTTCTGCCCGCAGCGATCTCGCTGGCGAGCTGGTCGATTGAAATCGTTTCGTTGATCAGCCTGGGCGCGTTGTACACCGGGCGTGGCCTCGACTGGATTGGCCCGCGGCGTTTGCGTTCCTCCCGCTTCTCGCGGTCCTCCGCGACCTTGC